TTCCTTGATCAGCCCATCAAGCGCCTCCATGACGGCGCCGGTCGTCTCGCAGAGATCGAAGCGATCAACTCCGACAACGTCGGCGCCCTCTTCGGTCGGCACGAAGATTGCGTGCTTGCCGCTCCCGGCTGCGAACGTGGTCTTGCCTACGCCCGGCGGGCCGTAGATCAGGATGCGGGGCGGCGCCATTGCCGTGCCGCTGGTTATGTTAAGAGGCATTGTTCTCTCCTTTCGCTCTCTCCAACAATTTCAAGACGACCGCCTCGCGCAGCATCCAGATGCGCGGCGAACGATCGGACCGCACGACCACGATGTCGGCGTCGTCCTGATCAAAGGCGTCGTAAATCAATTTGAAGCCGGACTTCCGGCGCTTGCATTCGATGCGCAGCCCCTCGACCACAACGTCGCCGGCGAAGTCATCGCCGAGCTGCACCTTGTGCTGCCCGCTGCCGAACACGCGCTTGGCCTCCAGCCCTGCCGCTTCGGCTGCAACGACGACCTCGCGCTCAAGCTCGTAGCCGCGCTGCTTGTTGCGCGCGCTCATTGCTGCGCCTGCATGAATGCGATTTGATGGTCGTCGGCTGTGACCTCGCCGCCCGTCTCGCGCATAATGTTCGCGCAGATCTGCGCGCCGGGGCGCATGCGACCGATGGCGTAGTAGTAGACGGCCGGACGGCTGCACCCGAAGCGTGTAGCCGCTGCGGTATAGGTCAGGTTGTTCTCAATCAACCAATCGCGAAGTAGCATTCTCTCTCTTTTCCATTACGTTTTGTAATGTCGAAGAAAGAGCTATCATCCGTTCACAAATTCTGACAACATATAATTTGCTGCATGACAAAAAAAAATTTGTAGCCGATAAAAATAACGACGGACGACACACATGGCGCAGAACAGAATTGCCGAACTCGCTGCGCGGGCCGGCCTAAAAATACCGGAGCTGGCACGTCTGATAGACGTGAAGGCGCCAACGCTGCGCGTCTACACTCGCGGCGAGCGTGAGCCGCGCCCTGCCCTGGCGGAGAAGATAGCCGAGGCACTGGGCTGCACCGCGAACGAAGTCATGGGCTTTGACATGAACGGCGGGCCACCGCCTAAAGACGTCGGCGAAAACCAGATACCGGTTTATGGCAACGCGGCTGCTGGCTTGGGCGCCGACGTCACCGACGTGAGCAGCCCGGTCGAATACGTTGGTCGCCACCCGCTCATGGCGAGCAGCGCAAACGGCTACGCCGTGTTTGTGGTTGGCACGTCGATGGAGCCGCGCTTCCGAGAGGGTGAGATTGTTTATGTGCGACCGGGTAAGCCACCGCGCAAAGGCGACGACGTGGTCGTCCAGATCGAGGATGGCAAGACGCGCACCGCAATCGTTAAAGAATATGTGAGCGCAGATGACGACGAAGTGACGCTTTGTCAGCATAACCCAGCAAAAGAGATCAAGATTCGGCGTGATATCGTCGCAGCGATCCATATCGTCTGCGGAACATCCATAACGTAATTTTTTTACTTTACATTTTGTAATGTTTTAAACTAGGCTCTCTCTCCCCACAACGAGGAGAGAGAAAATGTTGCGCTTTGCAACCGAATTTATCGTTTTAGCGGGCCTAATAGCCCTCGCCTACTTCACAGTCATATTTAGCTGCGCCTCTATCGACAGGTGCTTCGTATGAGCGGCCAGACTGCGCTGCTCGACAAAAAGAACGCCTGCATGGCGCTCTTCGGCTCGGCGAACTCCAACCGATACAAACAACTCAAGGCGCTCGCCGCAGCCGGTGAGATCAAGCTGATCGACGGCAAGTGGGTGCCGCGCGCCGAGATCCTGCGCCTCGCGGGAGATCTTGATGGCTGAGTGCGAGAAGTGCCACGGCGACCATTTCATACGCACGTCGAACGGCATGCTGATGCAGTGCGACTGCATTACCGGCGAGCGTTTCGACGTAGTCAATCGGCCCGCGCACTACGCGCAGGGCGATATCGAATGCATCGACGCAATCAAGTCGGCGGTCAAAGACCTCGAAGGCTTCGATGCCTACGGCACCGGCACGGTCATCAAATACGTCTGGCGACACACACACAAAAACGGCGTCGAAGACCTGCGCAAGGCGCGCTGGTTCCTCGACGTGATGATCCAAGAACTTGACTAGCGCGCAGCGCGCAACGCTGCATTTCAATATGGAGAGAGAGAGAGATGCTCCACGACGTTGAGGCAACGGCCTCGGAAAACGAAATCGAAACTTTCGCGCACAACGATTTCGAAACGGAATTGTTGATGTATATCGACGCGACGGCGCCCTGTACCGTCAATGATTGGCGGATCACGCCATTCCAAGCCAAGACGATGTTGGCTTGGAACAAAAACAACAGGTCGCTGAAGTCCGGCGTAGTAGAGCGCTTGGCGCGCTACCTGACAGAGGGCCATTGGCGCTACACTGGCGAGCCAATTATTTTTTCGAATACGCGGCTGTTGGACGGGCAGCATCGTCTGCATGCATGTGTTGCTGCCAACGTACCGCTTCAATCGAACGTAACTTTTGGGGTGGATGACGCGGCGTGGTCGTACATCGATTGCGGCGTCGCGCGCTCACCGGGTGACGTGTTCAAAATGCACGGCGTCGCTAACGCTAATGACGTGGCCGCAGCGACCAGGTTGGTGCGGGCGTATGAAACCGGCGCTCTGCCGCTGAAAAACCGAACAATCACCCACGAAGAGCTTTATGACCACTACTTACGCTACAGCGAAATCCAGAAAGGTGTGCGATTTGGAACAATGTGGCGGAACGAAAAGTTGTGCGCGCGGAATGCAGTGATCGCGGCTTTTTATATTTGCCAAAAGATTGACCCAGTTGCGGCTGAAGTCTTTTTCGTAAAGGTCGGCACCAGCTTGAATTTTTCCGGGCCGAATGATCCGGCGCTCAAGCTGCTAAAATTTTTCCGCAAGCTTGTCGCTGACGGATATGTGATCCGTAACCATGACAGCCTTGGCGCCATACTGACCGCCTGGAACGCGATGCGCGCGGGTCGTACGCCCCGCAGCTTGCAATACAAGCTGGGCGACCCTTGCCCGAGGGCTGTCTGAGATGCCAAATGATCTGAAAGAAGCGTGGCGGTTCCGCCATTCCAAAATGATTGCCGCGCCAGCGGAAAAGGCGGAGCAGATGCGCGCGCCTGACGTCGATTTTGGTGGTCAGTTCGAGGATGACCCCCGCGCAGTGCGTGAGGGCGGAAAATTAAGCCTAGTGACGCAGCAACGTCTGCTCGCTCACGCCATCGCTCGGACGACGAGACGATGACCGCAGGGTAATTACCTGGACGTCATCGACGTCTGCAAACAGATCAGCGGCGCGGAGGGCAAAATCCTCCGCGTCGTTTTTTGTGGGGAATTCATGCGCAGATAAAGCATCGTCGTCTGGAAACGTGATCGTGACGTCCCACACGTCACCTTCGTCGTGCAATTTGATTGTGATCATAAAAAAACTCCCTTTCGTGCGACGATAACGCCACACCGAAAGGGAGAATAAAATCTGCAATTTGCTCTGCAATTTGCTCTGCATTTTGCAGACTATTTTCCGATGACCTCTGCAACCGGCTTCATCGTCATCTCCGGGTATTCGTCAAGGACCGACCAGCCGAGGCGCTCTTTTCTCAGGCCGTCCAGCTTCTCAATCTGCTCGACGCGCGCCCGCAGCCCTCGAGTGAACTGGTTGTGCTTGTGGCTATTGTCACAAATCAATTTGTAATACTTGTAAGTGAAGCCCTCGAACATAACGATGAAGCGCCTCGACGGCCTGACCAACTTCTGACGCTTGTCGTCGCCCTCCATCGGATCAAGGCTGATGTCGCCGGCTTCCTGCGCTTGCCTGATCAGCCGCTGAAATTGTGAATCCGGCACAGTCGCGCAGTTAGCCCTCAACTCCTGGCGGGTCAGCCAGTAGCCGCGATGCCACGCCTCGCCGATGGCATAGCAGATCGATGACGCAAAGCGGTTCTGAAACCAGAATTTTCGGGCCGGTGAGGCGTCGGGCTTCCAGGCTTCGTTGAGCCACCACAATCTTGCTTCGCAGTACGCAGCCATGAACTCCCTGTACTCACTAAACTCCGACTGTTGTTGCAGCGGGATATCATGTCCTTGTAAGGACTCCCATTTGATCCTGCCTTGGATGCTCGGAATTTTTTTAGCCATGCTCTCTCTCCCTATATGTCAAACGCTGCGGTCATCTTGTCTGCCAGCGTCTTGTCGCGCCGTGGATCAGACAACCAATGTGCGTACTGCTTCCGCGTAAAATCGATGGACGTGTGTCCGAGAAACTGTGTGATTTGCGCGTCGGTGTAGTCCGTTTCGAAAAGTAAAACACTCGCATAGAAATGACGCAAATCATGCCACCGGATCGGCTCAATGCCTGCGGCAACGCAAGCCGTGTGCAAGCCGCGCTTACGCCAGTTGTTCACGTCGGCCATGTTCCCAGCGAGCGTTGGGAATACCAGCCCGCGCGTCCGCTGCTCCAGCGGTTGGGCCAGCTTCCACTCTTTGAGATCCTGCACCAGCGGCGCCGGCAACGGGATCGATCGGATGCCCGCTTTTGTTTTGACAGTTCCCAACCCACCCGAACGATCACGCGCGTGTGTCACCGTGTACACTGCACCGTCCAGGTCAAGGTTATCCCACCCACAGGCCACCTGCTCGCCAGCTCGGACGCCGGTCGCGGCACCGAACTTGATCCGCAACGCATAGTCACCAGCGTGTTCGATAATCCGCCGGATGTCCGCGCGGCTGATACGCGGCGGCGGGTTGTGTTCGATCTTGCGCTTCGGCAGGTCAACGTCGCGGCACGGGTTTGTCCGCGCCCAATTGTTTTTCACCGCGTACTTCAACAACTGCCGCAACGTGTTGAAGCGGTTCAGCCCGGTGCTGTGAGTTTGCACAAAAATGGCCGGGATGATTTCCATCTCAATGTAGGCGACAGTGACGTCCATCACCTTGCGCTGCCGCAGCTCGGACACGTTGTCGAATATAAATTGCAAGTTGCGACGGTGCGTCCGCGTCTTGTCTTCGGTCGCGTCCGGCTTCGCCCGGACGTAATTTATAAAAGCCTCCGCGACGTCACATACGCGCGGGTTCTTTGTCCGCGGGATGTACTCGCCGTTCTGATGGTCAGCGAACGCTTGGTCGCGAACGTCCAGCGCCTCGTCACGACTGCCGACGATTTCGCGCCCGCCTCCGATGCTGCGCGTATCGACGGCCCAGCCTTTTTTCACCTTTGTGATTTTGTCTGATTTTTTCATGTCTCTCTCCTATCCGCAGCGATGCTGACGGCACCGCTCGCGGTAGCCGTCCACAGCCTCGTCAAAATTTTGGAAGTAATCGCCCGACAGCGCGAGGCCGTCGTCGCGTAAGTACCAGGTGGCAAACGGCGTGTAGCTGTTGCCCGTTTTGCACAGCGCAATCTTGGCCTTGTCACGGCCGACTGGGCGGGCGTCGATGATGTCGTAGGTCATCTCTCTCTCCTTGATGCCGGGGCCGAAGCCCCGGCTGTTAATCACCACGGCGCTTTTGTGTGTTCGCCCGTCGTCCGATTCACCAGGCAAGCCTTTTGCACCGGCGTATCCCTTTTCAAACCATTGTGCTTTTTGATCGGGTGCATCAGGTGCAGAAACGTGGCGTCCTCAAAAACTGTGCCGACGTTCAGCACGATCCACGTTTCGCCGGTTGCCGGGTCTATAATCTCTTCGTCGAGCTGAAACCCTGCGGTTGCTGGTATCCATCCCATCGTCTCTCTCCTCGATCTGCGGGGTCCCCGTCAGTGGGTCACCCTTCGTCATTACATATAGTAACAGAATGTTACGTTACAAGATCAAAAAATAACTTTCTGACCCACTGATTATTTTGAGGGAAAAATTTTTGGCACTAAAACGCCAAAAACCCCCCGATTTAAAAATCGAGGGGTTCTAGAAACACCGCTAAGTGTTTGTTTTTAAATGGTGCGCCCACCAGGACTCGAACCTGGGACCCACTGATTAAAAGTGCGTATCAGTACCGTCCAAGGTTCATTTAAAAACAAAGGTTTAGCGTGTAAGCCTCAATTCCAAAATCAAGAATCGTTCTACAGTGACAAAAGCGAACACGCAATGAGAAAATTTTACATTAAATTTTTGGCAGCGGGTCGTTCGATTCAGTGGGTCGCTTTCGGTTGGCGTGGAAATTGTGATCGGTCACGAACACCGTGCGTTCGATAGGATCGACGTAGACCATTTCGACATTCAGCGCCTTTTGCAGTTCAGATCGTGGCCGGTGTATCCGCGCGCTGCGATTGCGACCAGGGTTCGTCCTGCCCGCATCCTTTTTAACTTGGATCAATCGCGCGCCGTCTTCGTTCACGATGATTAAGTCGATCGGGCTGCTACCTTGCGACGCCGGAAAAACCCAATATCCCTGACGCATAAAATGCTCGGCGCAAATCAACTCACATACGTCGCCGTCGATTAAACGCTGGTCAGGCATACTCGCCGGTGCGGATCCGTTCCGCAATCCGGTCGGCCCGCTTGCCGACTTGTTCAGCCCACCGGCTATCTAGCGCCTGAGTAGCGGCGCCCTCATAGTCCTCCGCCATCAGCCCGTTGATCATGCGCTGGAACTTCGCGAGGTTGCCGGCGCCCATATTGAATGCCATCTCAATCAGCGCCTCGCGGCGTACCTGGTTGAGAAGCGACCAGATGTTGTCGCCGACGACACGGCGCGCTGCGGCTTCAAACTTGACGAGATCGTTCGCGAGCAGGTCTTCGGCTTCTTCTTCAGTGATCCCCGTCCCCTGCTCGTCGGGGTCCACGCACCGGCCATATCCGATCGTGAGGCGCCCTGTGGGGCAGCGGTACGCGGTCGCCGAAAACCCTTCGTGGCGCTTGATGCTGTCGATCAGGTTATCGCTGATCACTTCCCTACTCCCTTCGTGCGCTCCCAGCTTCTCAGCGAACCCAGCCCGAGCATGCCCAAAAGTATCGGCATCATCTGGCTCATATCCAGCGTCGGCAGTTCGACCAGGTGGCCGGTCTGCGCCAATACGAACGACGCCATCGGCTGGAACAAATACGTCCACGCCAGCGATGCCGCGCAGGTCCAGCCCGTCAGGGGACGCCAACTGGACTGAAACCAGTTGCCCTTCGCCTCTTCTTTGTTCACCTCGATTTGCGCGAGATCGACCTTAGCGAGGTGTTCCGTCAGGCTGGCTTTGATTGCGCGCTCCGCCTTCGCGCGCTCTTCGGCGTTCTCAGGCAAAAACCGGCCGACGATGTCGGTGACCGCCGGTAATATGCTAGGCAGCAAGGCTTGGATCATTTTCTTGCCTCCATCCCTTCAACACCCATCGCGTCGATGTCTCGGCTGATTTTGTAATCGTTATTCATGTTTGAATGATTTCGTAATCGTTATTCAGGTTCGGTAATCGTTATTCATGTTCGGATGATTTCGTGATCGTTATTCATTCGGCTTTCCTCTCGCTGGCTACAGGGATGTGCTTTGAGTTGTGAATGTGAAGTTGGTGATCCATCTCTTTCCGAAGCTGCGCGATTTGAGCCATCATCTCAGCAAGCGTCATGTGGTCGCGGCGCAGGTTCTCCGGGGAGTTCATCTTCGCCAAGATGTCGATGCGCTGTTCTTGTGTCTCGGTCAGCGTATGAAGCTTGTCGTAACGCGCATCCAAAGAGCGAATGTCCTTGAGCAAGCTTTTCGTTTCCTCGGTCAACTGCTTTATCTGTAGCTTGGCTATAGCCGCCCCGCCGAAGACACTCGCCGCGACCCCCAACAGCGTGACCACCAACCTGATGTCTATCGCGCCGTCCATCTCAGCGCGCCCTCTTGCGCCACCACTCGTATATTCGAATGCCGGTCCAGATGATCGACATCAGCGCGGCCAGCGCCGGTAGCCATTCGACAAGCGCAGCCCATGCGATGAACAGGCTCGAAACATCAGCGACGTTTTTGACGTCTTCAGTCATTGCGTTCCGCCCTGCGACTGCCCGCCGCAACGAATTGCCAGTTTTCGCCAAGCCAGACGATGCAGACCGCTCCGTCCATCTTGGGCGGCGAGAACGTAAGCATCCATGCGCCTGAACTACTCACGGACAACTTCACCAGCCCCTCGTCGGTCGTGCCGTAGCCACGCAGATTTTCAGGCGGCTCAAACGTGGCGGCAGCATTTTTCGGCAGGCACGGCAGTTCGTGTGAGTGCGCGGCAGGCACAAAAAAAGCCGTCAAAATGACGGCCAGCAAATACAGCGCGAAGGCGCGAGCGATCATGCGAGTTCCGGCCAATCGTACAGGACGCCAGACTTCGTCGTCGTGCCATCGTCTTCCAGCGTGTACGTCAGGAACAACGCAGCTACTGCATCAGTGTCAGCGGCGGCAGTGATAGCCGTCTCCATCTCAGTGGCCTTGGACCGGATAGCTGCACGGTACGTTGCAATGTTCGCCGGGATTGCATCGCCGGTGTCAGCGTTACGGATCACAGCCCAGTCAGTCTCGGCTAGCAGTGCGCCCTGCTGTGCTTTGACTTCGGCAATCAGGTTCGACTTGACGCCTGGCGTGACGACTTGAACACCGTCTTCCATGATCGGATCGCCGTTGTCGTCTACTTCGTTTACGTCGTCCAGCGGCTTAGCTGTGCTGTTAACCGTGCCGTCGTCGTTGTAACTCCAGTTGTACAACCGGCTATCAGGCGCAGGTTGCTGCACGATCTCGGTAATACCAAGCTCTGCTTTACGCTCTGCGCTGTAGGTGTGCCAGCTTGCCGGATGCGTGATGCCGTTCTGATCGGTCCACGCCTTGCCCGGTCGGATGGTCTGCCCGTGGCAGCATTTGAAAATTGATGTCATGTGTGCCTCCTATCGGGCTGTTGCTGTTTTGAAAGGTGATTCGGCGAATGCCATTACAATATGTGTGCCAGAACTGTTGATTCCGCCAGCGTTGTATCTGACCTTCAGTCCGTTACTGACAAAATCGAACCAAGCAACATTGTCAGCTTCAGCGGCGCTGCTGTTTGGCGCAATACGAGCCATGTTTCCACCGTTAAATGGTTCTCTTGCGGCGTCTTGAATCCACCAGTCTTCGGCTGCATCTATATTTTTAATCAGAACGAATGACGGACGAAATCCACAATGTATAAATGGTCCATCAGTACTAGCGTTACCTTCGTATGATATAAATTTACTAAAGCCTTCTACTTCTGCGAAACAATAGGCAATTTGAGCATCGCCAGAACCATTAGTTCCCCCACCGCTCCCAATACTAAACACAGAAGACGTAGGTGCTGTGTTATTCCAAAATGTACTGGCTGTAGTCGCAGCCGCAGTAGAGTTAAGAGTTAGACCTTTAGTTGCTCCCATCGCTTCATGGTAAACAATCCAGTTGTCTGCATCTGGCCGGTTTTTTATTATAATCATCTGTGGTGCAACACCTAGCCCATGACCGACAGTAGCGTTAGCACCTGTGCCAGTGTATGAAACTATACTGAAGCCGCTTGTTCCAGCCGACACCGTTGACGTGATGCTGCCATCAGTGTTGCTGCTGCCGGTGGTGCCGTCTGCCGCCCATTGCCAAGCAGCATAGGTGTATGTGTTTACATTAACGTTATTAACTGTAGCGTCTGCCCCAAGAGTAAAGCCGTCAGCATCAAAAGCAGTCAGCAAGTCACTGTATACCGTATATTCAGCACCACTGCTGTCAGAACGTAGTTGCTTATTAACACCCCTTACTTGATCGAAAAGTGCATGAGATGCCGCATTGCTACGAGTTTTAATCCAGACAAGTCCCGGCTCAAATGTCGAGTTGCCAGATTGATTCACTTCTTGAGTAGAAGCATTGCCGGTGTACAGCGTTGTCTGGAAGTACGCCGAAGGATCGGCAATGGTTGGGTCGGGTAGGTTGGCGGTGCTTAAAGCCTTGTAGCCCGTTTGGCTTGGTGTAAATCCTGACTGACCAAAATCGACGGTAGCTGTGGAACTTGCCGTAGCAACAAAGATTTGTGTCATCGTGTCTTGAATAGCAACGCCAGCGTCTACCGCTATGTAAGCTGTGCCGCCGATGACAACTCCAAGCCGATTGTTATCTTTATCAATAAGCACCTCCATGAAGGTGTCGGCAGCGATACCGGCTGGTGGATTAGTTGTTTCAACAACCAGTGCTCCAGTTCGTCGTGTTTGTAGATCGCCGGAACTTGTACCGCCCTTGTCGTAATAATAAAGAGCATCAATATTATTTTGATCAGGATCACCGTCAGTTTGCTGCGGAGCAATAACCCCAACCATAAAATTGTTAGCTGATTTTTTTACACGGAAAGCCCACTTACCTGAGCTTGGCACTCCAAATGTCATCCTGCGATTAACAAAACTAGCACTTGGCGCAGCATTTACAAGATTGCCGTCAGAAAGCGTACCTGCGCCGTCAAGTGGATTTAGGGTGCAGAAGTTATCAGTGGGCGAGTCGAGTACGGCATCGTCGCTAGATAGGCCATTGCTGGTCCAATCATTCCCGTTGACGGTGGCGTCTGCACCTAAGTCAGCACTGTCAGCGCCTGTGATATGAAAGCCATTGGCTCCATAAGCCCCAGTGTAACGCACCGGCACCCACTGTCC